TACGATCACCTGGGCTTGCCAGAAATCGCCGCAGGTGTCGCTACCTATGCCGTGTCGGCTCTTCCTCTCGCGGGTATCAACCTGATCTTCAATGAGTACTACCGCGACCAGGACATCGTCGCGGAGCGACTCGCTGACGATTCCATCATTCCGCAAATCGGTTGGGGTAAGGACTACTTCACCACGGCTCGGGAATGGACTCAAAAAGGACCAGAGGTCACGTTGCCGCTCGGGACGCAAGCGCCGGTGTTGGGTTTGGGCGTAACGGTAGGTACGCCTTACCAGACGCCACCGAGTGGTGTTGTGCAGGCTGACGGCAGTGTTCGCGCCGCCGCGAATACGTATTTCGCGGGCGGTACGGCGACTCCCGCGGCGACGATTTATCTGTCGTCTCAACAGCCGTCGGGTGCTCCGGATTTGTTTGCGGATCTGTCCGCTGCCGGCGCCATCAACATCAACGACTTTCGTCGGGCGTTCGCTTTGCAACGCTATCAGGAGGCGCGTGCGCGCTATGGCTCTCGCTACACTGAATATCTGCGTTACCTCGGCGTCACTCCTTCTGATGCTCGGCTCCAACGACCCGAATATCTGGGCGGTGGCTCTACTCGTCTCAATTTCTCTGAGGTACTCCAAACCGCCGAGGACGCGCCCGCCGCTCCTCGGACGTCGTTCGGCGTAGGTGACTTGTACGGTCACGGCATCGCCGGTCTGCGTCACGGGAAGATCCGCCGTTTCATCGAAGAGCACGGTTACATCCACTCTTTCATTTCCGTGCGTCCCAAAGGCATGTACACAAACGGCATTCCTCGCACCTTCCTCCGTCGTACTAAGGAGGACTTCTGGCAACGCGAGCTTCAACACATCGGACAACAGGAGGTTTTCACTAACGAGTTGTACCCGGTCGACGGCGGCGGCTCGGTCGATCGCTCAACGGTCTTTGGGTACCAGGACCGCTATCAGGAGTACCGCGAGACGCCCAGCCAGGTCGCGGGAGAATTCCGCGAGCTTCTGAACTACTGGCACATGGCGCGGGAGCTTGACGATACCGTGGCCCTCAACAACGAGTTCATCAACTGCGTTCCAACGAAACGGATCCACAACGTTCAAACGAATAATGCGTTGTGGTGCATGGTGAATAACCATGTAGTCGCTCGGCGACTCGTTACTAAATCCACAGCTTCGAAGATTCTGTGAGGTGGTTATGTCGTTACTCGGCCGATTGATCGGACGGCCCGATCCGGAACGGAACACGGGCGCTCGTCGTGAACTTCCCTCCGGTGGTCAGCGTCCGCTGACCATGCAGGAGATGGTTCAACGGTACATCCGCGAGGAGATCTCGAAGTCGGCTGCTGCCGACGATATGGAGACCTTCGAAGAGTCGGATGACTTCGGGGAGGATGATCCTGAAATAATCCCCCTGACTCACCACCAGGTGATTGCAATGGACGAAGTGGAGCTTCGTGGCGTCGCTCTTCAGCACTACGGTATCGACTTAGTCGATGATATGGAGACCGCCTCTGTGGCGGACTCAGGCTCCTCAGGAGGCGATAAGGGGAGCAACCCCGCGGACCCTGCTAAACCCCCCTTCTAACCCCTGCCAAACCGGCTCTTTAGACCCCCCTTGAGGGGGTCTTTTTTTGTTGACTACTTGATGTCAACTATCTTTACCGACAGGATAAGGGGCATGCAATGTTCCTCTCCTGTCCACCTCTCTTACGCGACGGTTTCATGCGGCCAGTGCATGGCCTGCAGGGTCAATAAGTCGCGTCTTTGGACTTCCAAACTCCTGATGGAATCCATGCACCACCCCGCCGAGTCCAACTGGTTCGCGACGCTCACCTACGATGACGACAGCGCGCCGCGCACGACGGATGGGAGGCTCACTCTTACGAGGCGGGATGGTCAATTGTTCGTCAAAAGGTTGCGAACACACTTCGGAGCGGTCTCCCGCGACTTCCGATTCTTTCTCTGCGGCGAATACGGTGATGTCACCGAGCGGCCGCACTATCACATGATCGGCTTCGGCTTCCCGTCCTGGTCGGAGCACATTCCGAAGCTGATCGAATCAAAATGGGGTCTGGGCTTCACTCGGGCCGACTATGTTTCACCGGCCCGCATGGCCTACGTCTCCCAGTACTGCACGAAAAAGATCACCGGCAAAGCTGCCGACAACCACTACGGTTCGCGCCTTCCAGAGTTCTCTCAGATGTCGCGTCGGCCTGCTCTCGGGGATCGGTTCATTGAGTGCTTCTCGGCCAAGGTATTGGCCGACTACGTTCGCCGCTCGGGCGACGTTCCTTCTCAATATCGTTGGGAGGGCGCGATCTGGCCCTTTTCCCAACGTCACCGCTCGATGATGCGAAAGCGCGTCGGGCTCCCTCTCAAGCGCATGGAGGTTGTTGCGCTGAATCCCCTCTTGCAGGAAATCGAGCGCGAGCGAGAGGTTCCTTCCATTGACGAGTTGCGCGCTCGTCGTATTCGGGAGACTCAAGTTGAAACGAGGTCGAAGATCTACCGGAGGTCCGCCGTCTGATGGATTTGTTGGTGTTAACGTTGTGCGTCGTGTTCCTCCTCCGTCCCGCGAGGCGGCGTGGAACCGTAGCTATACTCTTGAGCGTATCCGCTCTTCTCAGCCCGATCCTTTTGCTGCTCTGATTCCGGCGTCGCTGCGTGAAGGCCGGGCAATACCACCGCCGCCAACTGCTCAGGTTTCGCGCAGGGGCGCGTTTCCGCAGTCTCATTTCCTCGTTGACACTCGCACGGGCGAGATCAAGGCGGCTTCTCACGACAAGCGCAAGCTCGAGGTGCACCGTTGCAAATCGAAGGATGATCGCCGCCACTTCGTAATCTCGTCAGGTCACGGCGGCGTCAACAACATCCGCAAATACTCCAAACACGAGGACTGCTAATCATGCCGAAAGGCACTAGACCGACGTCCGGGCCGCAAACCGGCTCACCACCCCAAACGAGCAAATTCTATGGACTCGACTGGAAATCACTCGCAGGTTCCACACTCTCCGCCGCTAAATCGCTCGGCTCTGCCTTCGGGTTCGGCGGCGACAATTCCGACGAATCCCGACATCGAATCCGCAAGATCGTCAGGGATGCCCAAGAATCGGGCATACATCCCCTCTACGCGTTGGGCGCAGGCGGCGGCTACTCGCCAGGCTTTCAATCGAACGATGGCGGCGGCATCCGCCAGGGCGTGGCCGCTCTCGACGCTGTCTACCGCGGTTACACCGCTGAACAACAAGCGAAACAAGCTGCAGGACTCGATCTGCAGTTTTCTCAGGCGCAAATCCGCGCCGCTAATGCGGCTGCTGAACGTGATGAAACGCAGGCGCAACTCAACCTTTCTGAATCGGCTCGACTCACCTCTGGGCTTCATTCCGGAGGTCGAGACAACACGACCGTCACCCAGACCCCTGAACTGGGTGCGTTCACTACCCCGCCAGCTCAGGTTATTTCCTCTCGTCCAGGTGCTCCGGAGTTACAGGAAGGTCCGGCGCAGCCGGTCTTTATCGAAGGCAAACTAGGCGATGGCTCGACCATTCGCCTCCCAAATCAAAACCTCATGGAAACCGGCGAGCTTTTGCCGTGGTATCTCTACGCTCGCCAGGCGTTCATCGACGTAACGAAAAAGCTCTCGGTCGGTCCCGATCCGGGCGCTGCTCGTCGTGCTCAAACTCAACAAACTCTCAAGGAGGTCCGTGCGTGGCTTGACCGCGCGTATTCCAAGCTGAAAGGCAATGCATCTAAATTCAATCGTAGAGGTGGCTAATGCGTATGCGTAGGAGAGGCCGTGCAGGCCGTCGTTCGTTTTCTCGTGGTCGTCGTTCTGGTTCTCGGCGTCGTTCAACAAGTCGGCTGCGCGCTGGCAAAATCGGGTTCCGTCTATGAAGCGATCAAAGTTCACGCTCTCAAACTACCGTCTCATGACGTGCGATATGGGTCAGCTGATCCCTGTAGGACTCCAGGAGGCGCTTCCGGGCGATACCTTCCAGTTGTCCTCCTCGGCTCTGATTCGAGTCAGTCCCTTGGCTGCGCCTGTTATGCACCCAGTGAACGTTAGAATTCATCACTTCTTCGTTCCTCATCGTCTGGCCTGGGCGTTCTGTGATCCCGATGCGCCGCATGGTTGGGAGAACTTCATCACGGGCGGTCCCGATGGGATGGATGCGTCGAGCATCCCCCTTTTGCATCCGGTGGCGGCGGCCACGGGTGGCACACTCTACGATCACCTGGGCTTGCCAGAAATCGCCGCAGGTGTCGCTACCTATGCCGTGTCGGCTCTTCCTCTCGCGGGTATCAACCTGATCTTCAATGAGTACTACCGCGACCAGGACATCGTCG